AAGCAGAAGTTATTGATAACTAAACAGTTACAAAACAGTGTTTTTTTAGCGTTCATTTTAGTTGTTTAATTTTGTAACTAGTTGATAATCAGTGTATCTATTTTGGCAAAGTTTTGCCTAAATGTGTTCACTTTTTATTGTATCAAATTTAATAATATTTACCTTCATTTCTTCAGAAACATCCTCATAAATCTGTTCAAGCATCTCGTTTATTAAAACGTCAAGTTCTAATCCTTTGCTTTTATCCTTCCAAATTTTTGTACCTTCCTGAGAAATTTTCCTACCTACCAAGTAAGCGACTGAATCCGCTTTTTTTTCATCGATTCCAAGTTTTGTCCTTACCCAATCTCGGATATTCGAAACGGGAGGAAATTTTCCCGGTGCTCGGCCTTGGTCAAGAAAATAAATATACTCGTATCCTAAAAGCGTGTTATCTTGAACCTCTAAAGAATTACCAGCATCGCCGGTATTGTCGATGCCTTTAGATTGTAACTGCTCTTTAATTCGTTTAGCTAGTTGCTCTAATCCTTTAGTCGTTGCTTTTTCAAAGTTCATAATCAAAACTTATAATTTCAGAATCCCAGCTAATCAAAGTCGAATCGAACCTATAAACCGGAACAGTACTAATATCAGGATCGTAATCATAAAAGTTTTTCGAAGTTCCAACAGCCGTTTTTAACACAACTTCGAAACTCATTTCCTGATGCGGATTGATTTTACTTTCCCTGCAATAAATAGGCGTGTCATAAAATTTGTAAGTACCGTCATAAAATTCAATCAGGAAGCACCACCCAAAAATTGATGTAGTGAGTGATTGAAGTGCTGAATAGTTTTCTTTAGTTAGCCCGTACAAGTAGTGCTTAATTTCGTAATCAGAAAGCAACCGCCCTCGTTTTGAAAAAGTTAGGCTGATATCGAAAGTAGGTTGCTGTTCATTTTCAATTACTATAACTTGCCCTGTACTCGTTAAATTAGTAATTGCATTCGAATTTAATGCGTCGTAGAATGTAAAGGCTATTCCTTTATTTTCGTATAGAGTAATTTTTTTTACGCCTGCTTGGTACATTATTCAAATATTTTAATTAGTGCATACGAACCGCCAACAAATGCGAACACTCCGACAAATAAAATAGTAAGCGAAATTTGAGTACCGAAAATACGAATAGGAATCATCCAATTAAAAATAAAAGTAACCTCTTTCTCACACTGTAGAGTACACCCCGTTCTTTCTTCGTACTTCCTGTCAATTTCTTTTACAGCGTTATAAATCAAAACGCGATCGTGCTCTTTTAAGTCATCGTACTGAATGTGTAATGGATCTGTCATAATTTTTTAGCATTTATTTTAAGTTCCCGTTTTCCGGGTGTGATTGTATCGAAGTTATTGATAAAGTCTTCTAGTTTTATATTAGGAATGAAACTTTGTTCTTTGTTCTCTCTTATATATTCGTTTATTTCGTCTAGTTTCTTACTGTAGCTTGGATCTCGCTTTCTTAAAATACGTAGACTGATTTTAAGTTCCTTTATATCTTTTCCCTGTTCATCAATTGCTTTTACCTGTTCTGTTTGTGTTCTTTTTACTTCACTAATTGACATAGCAGTCTGAGTTATTTGTTCACTAATTGCAGGGATTAAATCAGTTTTTTGTTTCATTTCATAAAATAAATATGAGGCTGAAACACACGTAATAGTAATAACCGCCCACTTTATAGCATTCCACACAGACACAGTTCGTTTTTTTAAAGATTCAACAGCTTCAATCTCTTTGTCTATAAAAGACGGTGTTGGGGTTATCATTTGAGAATTATTTTATTAGTATCAATAATAATTGGAATATAATGTATTTCGTTCTGGCAAGGTGGACAGGGCTGTTCTTTCGGCAGCTGTTTTTTAACAGAACAGGAAGCAAAAAACATTATGACAGTAACTATAAGTATAATTACTGTCCATAATTTTATCTCTATGTGTTTGTCGTTTTTCATTTAATTAATTAATAGTTTTCCGTTTCGCATTAGTAAAAACATTTTGCCTCCGTGACTTCCTCCTATAGCGGCTGGAGCCGATAACATTTTAAAAGCCCCAGGATTCCAAGTCGTTGTAAAAGTTGTGGTGGTTGGGTTAGGCCATGTGGCTGTTGGAGATAAAGGGCTATTATATAGCGAGCCTAAATTTAACCCAGCATTTCTGAGTAGCTCGTTTGTTGGAACGTAGTTTGCATTGAATTGAGGGTCTACGTTTAAGGAGTTTGCATCGTAGCCTAATGCTTGCCATTGCGAAAATGTTTTAACTGAAGCTCCTAATTGACCAATTCTAGTGTATAACGAATTAGTATTATAAAATACATTATGATTAGACCGGCATCCTATGCTATCGGTTGGTGTTTCGAATCTAATTATTGATTTAATTGATGAGTCTATAAAAATATTATTATAAATTAATGAATTACCTGAATAACCAGGCACAACTGTTTCTGATAGTCCCGAATAACCTCCCGCATAAACACTAGTATTATTATATATTTTAGTTCCTTTAATTCCTTTTATGGTATATGAATCATAACAATTATATATAAGCTCTTTTGTAATTATATTATCAAATGCTCCGCCGTTTGATTTTAATACATGCGCTAGAAATACGCCAGAAATATAATTATTTTCCCATGTTACGCTTTGGCTCCATGTAGATGAACCATGCATACTACCACAATCATTTCCGTAATCGAGAGGCCCACGAAATACATTTCCTTTTACAACACTCCCAGATAAAAAATTATCTACTAATGTATCGTATTCTGTTCCAATGACTAAATGAGGATACGAACTTCCTTTTGATTTAGAAATCACCGTATTATTCACTACAGAACAAGGAATACTATCAAATACTACAGCTTTTGCAACAATCGTTGATGTTATGTCGCTTGACAAATAATTATTTTCAAATTTTAAAATAAGATCATTTGATAAAATATAAATATTAAATGTGCTGATAACAATATTGTTTGTAAATTTAAACTCTTTTTTGTTTGAATTCCCTTTTATATTTAAAGTCGAACAATTAATGAATGTAGTATTAGTTATCGTGCAACTATAACAACCTAATAAAAAAATAGTGTAAGTTTCACTATTATTAATAAATCGGTTGCTATCTAATTCAAGATTAATATTGCAATTAACATTAACGGAATTTACAAATACCCCCCCGGAGTTGGGGTAAAAGATTGATTTTTTAATTTTCACACTACAAATAGTTGCAACCGCATCATCAAGTAATAATGATCCTTGAAATTTGCATCCAATAGCCAAAACGCTTAATGTATTAGTATGCCTTTGAATTAAAACCGAATTGTTGGTTTTTATGTTTGAATAAAAAATATTTAGGTTAGCATATAAACGGACAGGAATTTCTACTTGGTTATATAGTAAGCTATTTTTTATCAATAATAAATCTACATTCACAAATATTTGCCCAGTGCACACGCAATTCAATATTTGAAGAATATTACCAGTAACATGAATACTTCTATATATGCTTAATGGATTTATAATCCTCATGTTTGTAAAATAAGTTCCAGAAGTTCCTGTACCATTCATTATTACACCTGCTGTAGTTTTATTTTTAACATAAAAATTAGATATATAATTATTGGTAGATCCATTTGTCGTTATAATTAAAAAATATGTAGACACCCCCGTATTTCTTGAATATCCAACCCCATGTAGCGTTATTCCTTTGTTACTAATAGTACCAGTCGTTAATAAATCGCCACTTTTTACGAAAATTGTTCCGTTATTCCCAGTTGCTGAGATCGCAGCCGCAAATGTTTTATAAGGAGCTATAAAGGTACCTGCTTCCGTTCCGGTAAATTTAGGATCAATCCATTTTGTTCCATCTGGAATTAGGGGCACAGAGAAATAGTTGAATAAAGCAATTGAATCTGTACCTGTTTTCCTGACTGAATATATCGCAATTTCAGTTATTCGTTGCGGATTTATTTCAAAACTGTCAACTAATATCTGACTCTCTATTTTAAAAAATGTTTGGTTATTGTAATCAATATTTTGAGAAATTATATTAATAGGTACATCATGATTCCAGAAAGCAGAATCAATTATATTAACCGTTCTCATCCGAATCGTAGCTAATGTTTTCAAAGATATGTACCCAGAATCGATAGGATAGTCTAATCCGGTTATTTTCAAGGTGTCTATTCCTTCGTTAGCGATATTTCGAAGTATAATAGTTGAATCATTTTCTATGCCGTCTTGATAATTCCAACTACAAAGTAAATCTGTAGTAGGTAATTGCCCAAACCCACTCAAGCAGCTAAATATTCCTATTATAATAAGTAGTTTTTTCATAGTTATAATGCTTTAGTCATTAAAATCCAATACCAATATGTCCCATCGCTTTCAATCTTATACAGTAACCCAGTTCCACTGCTGTCTTTAATTGTTATTTGATAACCCGCTCCTGCGGTTGATGGAGTTAATCCGGTCGCTGCATCTATCTCGGAATCCGTAGGAGCTCCATCTGTTAATGAAGCTGTTAATTGATGAATTGTTAAGGCGGGTAATTCCATATCTTCGATATTATACACGGTGTCCACTGGATCGCTTCCGCCTATCGAAATGCTTTTAAAAGAAGCGTTTACAGAGTCAGCTTTTAATAAACCTCGTTTTATTGTCAATAAAGTATCATTAGTTTCCATAAAACTAAACTGTAGGCTATCTTGAATATAAGATGAAAATTTTTCAACCCCCATTATTGAAATATTATTCCTGTATCCAGACCAATTCCATGTTCCCCTCATAAAATTATCAAAGTAGCAATAAATACCAATCGGTGTGAAATATGAGTTATAATGTCCTGTTGGTATATAAGCCTTATAACCTCCCCATAATCCTAATGAGGCGTTAAATCCATCACCTAAAATCTTAGTATCATTATATGTTGTGGAAAATATTGTATTTCCTGAATTACTCATTGTCATTCCAGTTGATTTTAAATTGATGGTGTCCCCACCAGTTCCAACTCTTATTGAGTTCCAGGAGCTATCAGGAGTTGAACCGCCACCAGAATGCGCCGCAACATAATCCTGAAGTGTTTTCACGGTACATAAAAAATATTTGCCGTTAACAGCGTACATCCCGGTTGTGTCATCTTGTATTGCAAATACTGTATCGTTTGCAATTACCAACTGTGTTCCTGCTTTCACGCTAACAGTAGCGGTTATGTTTCTTTTTGTTATGTCGAGCTGCCCGAAAGCGGATGCGCAACTGAAAGCTAAAAGCACTATTATAAGCACAATCCATAATTTTAATTCTATTCTATTTTCCATAATTATATTTCAATTAAAGCGATATATCCAAAATTTCCTGCTGATAAACTAGTAATTGTAAACCCGTCAGCATCCTGTGCGGTTACTTCTATTCCTATACCTTCGTAATCAAGTATAGCTAGTGCATAAGTTCCAACAAACTGCGCACTAAAAGCAATTACCTGTCCAATTGTTCCTGATGCTGATTCTGTTAATTGTGACCTTGCTATACTTGCAGCCGTTATAGCTCCAGCCTGTAAAGCCGCTACATCAGCATACAACTCAGTAAAGTTGTCGTTTATTTTCGCAGCTCCTACCCGAAGCTTGTCGCCGCTTCCATCGTTCGCGGATGTTCCTATTCCAATTATTTGTTGTGCCATATTATTCTGTACAAAAATTAATTACTACATTTTCATTAGCTCGCATGTCAAGGATTACCCCGGTTAAGTTAGTTGAGAATACATGAAAAGCAGGTGTTGTTTTGTATTTTTGATTTGACAACGGAATCACCTCACTAAGTCTTAAAATGTTGATCGCTAACCTATCCGCGATGTCTTCGCATTCCTGCCTTATAGATTCACTTTGCAAGTCAGAATTTTCAGCGCTATCCAGATCCAATACACTAATTACAATCCTACTATCTTTCTGAACATTCGCGTTCTTATGAATAGTAGAATCCTTGCTTAGTTCGTTGTCTAAAATAATTAAAGGGAGTTGCGTTTCGGTTAAAGAAAAGGAAGCGAGATTTGCGTTAAATTTTGAGCTGAGAATGAAAGTAGCTGAAGGATACAGCGTATTAACGAGTGTTGCGATGTCGGTTATTAAACTCATTTTTTCCTTAAAAGCTCTGAAAACTTCTCGTCAAATATAACCTTTTCTAAATTCGAAAGCAAAATTTTTGTGCAAAAAGCATCATCTGAATTTAAAATTTCCTCGTAACCGACATTTAAAAGCGAACACAGCGTTTGAATTTCGTAGTAGTTCGCGTACTGGTTTAATCTTTCAACGCCTGCTTGCTGCTTTTTAATTGCATGTTTATCCGCGCCCTGAGCCTCCTTAAAAAGACGCGTCCTGGTTTCTTGCCAGTTCGTAAAATCTTGTAGAAAAAAAAACCGGCTGGGAGTATTTCCGTGAATGGCATATTTAAGTAAGAATAGCGAAGTTTATTAACATCGTCAATGTTTAACGATCGCGCCTGACTGACTGCTAACACAAATACAAGAAGTTCATAACCGGTTAATCCTGAGTTCTCAATTTGATGCCTTTGTCCAAGCGTGAATATTAGTTTCGAATAATCAGGCCATTTTGGTTTAGGTAATAAAGAAATATCCGGGACGACACCAATAGCTTTCTCAACTGTACGGGAAACCTCAGCAAAAAAAGCTTCGGTTCCTGTTTGCCAAGAAATATACTTAATAATATCCAGCTCCGGAACTTTTGACAACTCAATAAACTCAGCAGTTGTAAGCTGATTGATCGCTTTGATACTGTATTTTTTACCGTCAATTTTTATTGGGATCATACTTTCTGTAAATTAGCCTCACCAGTTTGAAACACTGCCATTTTCAAAAGTTCCAGGTATGTGATTTGTTTCTTACCCATCTTTTTTGCCTGCTTATTATATGCATTATGAAGATCGTTGTTCATAAGCGAATAAACAATTTTACCTTTATTATTTACCGGAATAATAAAGTACTGTTTATTATTCAGTTTATGCAAGGAAATTGCTTTACGTTTCAGTTTCCATAATTTATACCTTGCTATTAATTTTTTCATGTTAGTTACTTTTTTAATGTGTTTATTGTTTTTTCTGTTTTCGGTTGCCGCCGCAACCTATTGTTGTTAAGTTCTAAAGTGATGCTATGTATTTAAAGCGGTCTAATCATCCTTCTATAAAATTCAATCGCGTATCCAACCGGGTCAATAATGTGGTCGTTTCCGTCTTCAGGTTCACCAAGTGACTTACCCGTAATCGGGTCAGATAACCATTTATATTTCGAAAATTCATCAATTGCATTTATTGAATCTTTATGTACAAAGATAGCAAATTCTTGCAAATTATCAATATTATCTAATTTAACGCCCGGATATTTTCTACATTTATGCGCTGCAATCCCGGATACTTGTAGTTCGAAAATTTTATCTTTTCGAGCTGAATCACAAATAACCAATTCATTTTTTGCAGCATGCTTTAAAATGTAGTTTATAAAATCAGAGTTCCTAATTTGAGGTTGGTAGATGTGCTGCTTAATGTATAGGTTCTTATTGTCAGCATCTATATTAAGCTCCGTGAAAGTTGTCGGGTCGCCTCCTCCCCAGTCAACACACCAAATTTTATACAGGTCTACATCCGCAGGCAGTTCTTTGTATTTTTCCCAGTTTTGAAATATAACCCCTTCCAATTGTCCTTTTAAACCAAGTCCGTACACCTGCCACCAGTTCCACCAATAACCTCGTTGCCCGCGTGCGTCCTCTGCAAGTGCTTTTGTCTTTGCTTCTCGTAGTTCTTGAAGCTGGCCTTCAGTAAGGTTTTGAATATTGTCATAAAAAGTGGAGTGAATAACCTTGCAGTCAGGACGCTTTTCAAATTCTTCAGTATCAAACCAAAAATCCTCGGATGGATTCCAATCTAAAAAAATACATTCAGTTGTACGCATAATAAGTTGCTGAATGATGCTAAAGGGTATTTTGTTTGCTTCGTTAGCAAAAAGAATATCACGGGCGGAACCAAGTGCCTTGCCTGGTTTATCAAATCCTACAAACTCATGTATGTTTTTGTTGATTGTATAAATGTGTGGGTTTTTCGTCCTTATCGCGTCTATATTTAATCCGTCCGTTTCTAAAATCTTTTCGTAATCCCTGATAGCTCCTGAATGTAAGTGCGGAAATGAATGTGATACGGTTGTTATTACGCGGGGTTTACGGCTATGAGTTTGAATTGTTTTGATGAGTTGAAGTTCGCTGAAAGTTTTACTAGATCTAGTTCCGCCTTTGTTTGCGATTATTCTGTAACCCGCATTATAAGCGGCCAATGTTTCGGCAAAAACGCGGGTTGTTATCATTCGTCTTCGAATTTCTTAATCAGCTTATCAACTTCTTTTTGCGCCTCTTTACTTGTAACGCTTATTTCAGTTTTGGTTGTACCGGTAGTGTTGATATGCTGTTCATCACGTTCGCCTAGTTGCTTCATTCGCCAAATAGCTGGTGATGCAGGGCAAGGCGTTAATTTATCAAGAGCAAACCTATTAATCCTCCTAATTACTTCAGCCTTAATGCTTTCCTTTATAGTTCTTAAAACTTCCTGATTATTAGCAAGATAGTCAAAAGTGCTATAAGGAATTCCTGTTTGAGCAATCGCATCTTGAATGCACAAACAAGCTTCATTTGTTCTAGCATATTCTAGAGCGTCTTCGAAACGAGGTAAAGCATTTTCAAGCGTCCACTCCCTTGCGTAATTATTTCCTTTAGGTGCTGCCATGTGTCAAATTTAGTAATTTATTCAGATAAAAGATATTTTAGGATAGATAATTGAAATTTTAATGTGTTCATTCGATTTAATGAATACCACTCTGATTTTAGTCTCGATATGGTTTTTCCTGTATCAAGCGTATTTGTTTTATATTCAATAAATCTTTCTTTAATTATTGATATGCGAGTTTTTGTTTTATTATATGATTCTTTTATGAACTCAGGCCTCGGTTTAGTTTCCAGGTAAAACACGCATTCGGTTAGAAGTCTTACTTTTTTTTCAGCTTTATTGTATTCTTTTATACCCAAACAACCGCGACTTTTTATTATTTGTTCACGTTCTTTTTTTATCGCTTCTATAGTTTTCATGTTTTTTTTTAAATTATGGCGCTAACACGAGGCTAGCGCCTAGTTAGTAATTAAAATGGCAAATCGTCCTCTGCTGTGATTTCAGTAGTCTTGTCTGAAGTTTTAGTAGCTCCTGAAAAATCTTTGAAGTTTCCGAGTATAGGAAGTTTTTTCATTAGCTCTTTTGTAGGTTCGTCCGCAGCTTTGTAAAGCGTTGAATCAGCTTTTTGAGCTACGAAACCTGACTGGTCAAATTTGTCGGGCTCTTCATTAACCATGATGCGTATGGGCATATACACAGCGTTTTCCTTTACTGTTAGAAAGTTTACGTCAAAAGGAATAAAAATTCCTTTTACCATATCACCAGATTTCCCTTTGCGTTCGGTGATTACGCTTTTTAGTTTTGACAACGTAATGCTGCCATCAAATGTTTGTTTCATTTTTTTATCTGTTTTTATTTTACGGGACTTACCGTAATTTTTTTTATAAGCTGCAATCTGTTACACCTGCATTTTCCGTCCGTGTTAATAGGAACTACAAGGCTTGGCATGTCCTCAAATAACAATAGACACTCCCAAATTTCGGAAGCTTCTGAGTGATTTAATTTTATATATTCATGAGTGCCAAAATTTATACCGCATCCACATTCTGTTGTAATACAAGGATTTGATGTTTCCGTTATAAAATTACCTGGAATAAGTTGCCAATTTATAGGTAAGTTATAAACTGTATTTCCGAAAACTTTTTGTACCAAAAAACCTTTTTCAACTTTAGTGAAATTTTTTGAAAACCACTCAGAAGCATTGAAAAAATTCGTACATCCGCTAAGGTTTGCGCCGCTAAGGTTTGCGTCGCTAAGGTTTGCGTCGCTAAGGTCTGCGCCGCTAAGGTCTGCGCCGCGAAGGTTTGCGTCGCTAAGGTCTGCGCCGCTAAGGTTTGCGTCGCGAAGGTTTGCGCCGCGAAGGTTTGCGCCGCTAAGGTTTGCGTCGCGAAGGTTTGCGTCGCGAAGGTTTGCGTCGCGAAGGTTTGCGTCGCGAAGGTTTGCGTCGCGAAGGTATGCGTTGATAAGGTTTGCGCCGCTAAGGTTTGCGTCGCTAAGGTTTGCGTCGCTAAGGTCT